AGACGTGACCTCGCCGGCCGGGACGTACTGCCAGCCGTTCGCCTCCGACTTGTAGCGCGGGATGATGGTGTTCTTGCGCTCGCGGCGCGGCGTCAGCGGCCGGATCTCGGCTTGCCCGATCAGGTCGTCGCGGGTGTAGGTGTAGGTCGCGACGCGCGGGGCGTTGACCAGGACGCTGATCTGCGCGCCACGGCTGATCGGCTCGCCGCCGCCCGCCTGGAGCATGGCCAGCAGGGTCTGGAACTTGCCGTCGCCAGTCGACCACTCGCCCGAGATCGTCCAGCCGTTCGCATCGGCGATGTTGGCGCCTTCCACGAAGGCCGGGATGTCGATGGCGCTATCGGGGGCTCCGATGCCTGCGATCCGCTTCGTGCGGTCGATGGAGCCGTCCAGGTTCAGCTTGTAGTGACCCCGCACCCACGCAAGGGCGTGGTCGTAGGGGTTCTCCGACCACCCCCAGGTGCGCCAATCGTCCCGACGCTGGGGACCGCTGCCGCCCGGATAGGTGCTGTCGTAGCGAGGCTGCCAGACCTTCATCCAGCGACCGATCCAGCGTGGATCGGGCACGCCGTTGGTGAAGACGTCCCTGTCCTCCGGGTTCTTCGCCAGCACCATCGTCCAGAAGCTGAACGCGGTCTGAGGAGCCGCGTGCTGCGTGCCCCAACCCGTCAGGCCGGGGTTGCCGTACTTCAGGCCGGTCGGCGGCAACAGCGCCGCATCGCCGGGCAGGCCCAGCGTCGTCCTCTGCCACATGTCGGCCGCGTAGAAGCCGGTCGCCTCGTTCTGCTGGCCGGTGAAGCTGACGGTCGCGCCGTCCGCCTCGAAGCGCGGAACCTGATCGATCGGGCCGAGCGACAGCGCCACGCCCAGCGACATGGCCACCTTCTTGTAACCCCAAGTCGCCTGAAAGACCTTGTTGCCGCCCAGCGCCGTGTAGCCCATCGCGCCGCGGACTGGTGCCTTGGGGTCGGGCTTGAAGTCTAGCGACGTGCCGGACGACGGGATGTTCGGGCGCATCAGGGCGGCCGAGGCCGCGGCCAGCCCGCCGAACACGACAGCCTTGGTCGCGAAGTTGGCGACAGCCAGTTGGGCGCTGAACGACAGGCCCGGCAGTGCTGCGCCAGCGGCCGCCACCATAGCCGTGTTCACGACCGTGACGGCTGAGGTCCAGGCGGTAACGGCCCATGCAGCAGCAGCGCCAGCCAGTTGAGGCATTACACGACCCTCCAGGCGGCCACGTACTCAGAAATGACGACTTCGCCGCAGACGCCATTCAGGAAGGCCAAGGCGTTTTCGCGATGCAGACGGATCGCCATGGCGTCGCCCATGCCGTCCTCGGATGGCCCGCAGAGCACATCGCCCGTCCGCGCTTCGGCCGGTGCGATGCGCGGGAAATGCTGGTCCATGATCTCGGAGAGCGAGGAAACGCCCATCGCCTTCAGCGCGCGGCGGGCGCCCACTGGCGTAGAATACGACCCCGCTTTCAGCAGCGAAGCCTTGAAACCCAGCTGCTTCAGGTGGAAGGCCACCATGCGGGCGCAGTCCGTCTTCCCCAGGACCAAAAGCTGTCCATGGAACCGGCCGAAAGTGGCTTCAGTGGCAGCCACGCGCACTTCCAGCTCGGTCATTTGACAGCCTGCTCGAAACCAGAGCCCGGCCCGCCGCCGATGGAACCGTTGCCGCCCCCGTATGACCCGCCCGAACCGGACGAAGGGCCGTTGTAGCCCCAGAACAGCTTCTTGCCGGCGTTGGTGACGTGCTGGAACGCGCGGGCGTTGGAGCCGTAGAGGTAGGTCCAGAAGGCGTCGTTCCAGCGATGGCCTTCGTTGTCGTCGAACAGCCGCTCCCAGATCGTCGCCAGTTCCAGTTCCAGCAGGGACGAGTTCTGGGCGTGGTTGAACCCAGCGTCGTCCAGCTCACCGACGAAGCGCACGTCAGGCTCGCCGATGACCTGCCCGGTCTGCCGATCGATGGCGGCGGCGTAGATGGTGACGGGCGAGCCCTGGGCGCTAGGCGCGGTCAGGGCGGCGATGGCCGCGTTGCCGGTCGGCAGCAGTTGCACCGTCTGGCGGGGCGCTTCGGTGCCCTCGGCCTCGGTGAACTCGCCGAAGCCCGCAATCTTGCCGAAATCGGCGTCCTCGGCCGTGTAGGACTCCCCGCCCCACAGCACGAAGCCCGAGCCGTCCACCAGTCGGATCGTCTTGCTGGGCAGTTCGATTTTCAGCAGGTGGACCAGCAGGGGATTGCGGGCCTGAAGCGCGGCCAGCATGGCCGGAGACATGGACATCAGGCGCGCTCCTTGATGGTGAAGCGGAACGGCAGGTACTTCGACCGGCTGGTGTTCCAGGCTTGCTCGTTGCCCTGTACGAAGCCCTCGATCTTGGGCTCGAAATCCAGGGCTGTTCCGGCCGGGGGCTGGCGCCGCAGCATCGGCTCGATTTGCAGGGTTGCCGTGGTGCCCGCGCCGACAACCACATCCGCGACCGCGACCTGATAGAGGTAGGACTGGCCGCCGATGATCATGGAGAAGAACTTCCCCTCCCGGATCACGTCGCCGGGGATCAGGCCGCTGACAGGCAGCGACGTACCCGCCGAACCAGCCGAGGCGACGACGGGCGAACCGTAGGACCGGGGCTTCACGCCGGGCTCAGGGAAGGCCAGTCGCACCGTCTCTTTCAGCCCGCGCACCAGCCGCGACAGGTACTTCATCCCATGCTCGGCGTACTCGGCAGGGTATGTCTCGACATCGATGGCCCAGCGATCCCCCATGCGCAGCACCTTCGACTGCGGAGCGCCGAGGATCGGGTCCTGGTCGACGCCGAAGCTGACGTAGCGCGGGACCGCCTCCTTGATCGGAGGGCAGGCAGGAAGTTCGATCATCCGACGAGGCTCTGTCTGCGGCGCATGTTTGCCGTGCGCTGTTGGTCTTGGACGGTGGCGACGCCCATGGCTGTCGTCTGCACGCTGACGCGGCCGGAAACCGCCTCGATGGTAGGCTGGAAAAGGGCGCCTTCTTCGACAGCCATCTTGATGATGATCGGCTGCTGCTGGGCCTGACTGGCGCCGCTGATCCGGTTGACGGCCGCATTGACGCCAGGGATCACCGTCCGTCCGACCACGCCGCCTTGCGCATAGCCGGGCATCCCGCGCCGTAGGGCCTCGACAGCTGCCGGGCCGCCGTGGCGCGCAACATCCTTCTGGCTGAAGACGACCTCGCCTTTGTGGACGATGCCCGCCGCCTGTTTGACGCCGCCGGGCCCCGTGTACCCGCCCTGGTCGAACAGCGGGAACTTGGTCATGTTGGCGCCAGCTATCGCCGCCGCCATCGAAGCTCCGGCGGCTGCACCGGCTGCAGTAATCGACGCCGCCATAGTGGCGCCAGCAGCCGCGCCGGCGCCCGTAATGGCAGGCGTGACCGTGGCGGCTATCGCCGCGCCTTGGGAAACGCCCTCAGCCACCGCATCCACGCCGCCGAACATGGCGTCGAAGATCTGCTCCCCCGCCTTCTGCATCATCGTATCGGCGAAGTTGCCGAACTGATTGGACAGGAAGCCCTGAAGGTCGCCTGTCATCGCCGCGCGGATGCCGTCGCTGAACGCCGTGGCGAACAGTTCACGATGCTCGCCATAGGTCGCTGCAGCCCGCTCGCGCGTGACTTCCTCGGTCGCACGCCGCTCCGCATCGGCAGGCTTCAGTCCGTAGCCCTCGGCCTGATAGGCCTTGGTGCGTTCACGGATCGCCGCCTGGTCCTGCAGCTCCTTGGTCAGCTGGCGGTTGCCGCTGAGTTGCGCAACCGCGAGGCGATGCTCCTCGCGGGCCAGGTCGAGGCCGCGCATGGCGGCATCCACGCGGGCGGACTGAATGGCGGCCAGCATGCTTTCGGCCTTGGCGATGGCGCTCGTCTCGTCGGCCGTCACCTTGGCCAGCGCTGCCACCAGCTCCCGCTTCTCGACCTCTTCCTCAATCGCGCGGACCGTCGCCCAGTTCTCGTCCAGGCGGGCGATGTCGAGGTCCCAGCCGCGCTTCAGCAGCCCTTCTTCGCGCTCCATGGCGCGGGCGCGGGCTTCGTCCAGTTTCGTCTGGACTTCGCCCGAGATGGCGCGGGCCTGCGCCGCCTTGAACCCGGCGTCTTCCAGCTGACGGATGCGGGCCGTGATCTCGGCCTGACGCTCCAGCTCTCGAACCTTGGCGACCTGCTCGTCCAGCTGCGCGACTTCCAGCGCCGTCTGCGCCTTCAGGTCTTCCAGCAGGCGCCGCCGCTGTTCAGCGGCCTTGGCGTTCTTACCCGCGTTCTTGTCGGTGTATTCGAGCGGCGTGGTTTTGGCTGCCAGGGATCCGTCGCGAATGTCCTGCTCCAGCTGCCGGAACGCTTGCAGCGCCGCCGCCTCTTCCGAAGCGGCCGCCTCATAGGCCTCCTTCGCAACCTTCACGCGATGCTGGGCCAGCGCATACTGGCCCTGGTTCAGTGTCGTCTGACCGGGCCCGACCGAGCGGCGGATATCGTCAGCCTCGCTCTGAGCCTCGACTTGCCGCTGGGCCAGAAGCGCCAGGCGACGAACTCGCAGCGCTTCCGCGCTCCGCAGCGTTTGGATCGCCTCAATGCGCATAGCCTCTGCGTTGGCCCGCGCCTCCTTGGCGTGCTCGCCCGTCGCATTTGCCGCCTTCATGGCGGCTTCTCGATAGGCGTCGATCGCCTTCGATGTGCCTTCGGTAGCTGCCTTTTGTTCGCGCTGAAGGATCGCCGCCTCGCTATAGCGGTCGCTCAACACTTTCAGGCCTGTAACCAGCCCCGCGATGGCGAGCGCTGCGATGCCATATGGGTTCTTCGCCAGAGCAGCAGTCAGCGTCTCGACGGCGGTCTTTGCCCTCATGGTAGCAACCGCATTGGCGAGTGTGGCGGCGGTAGCTAAGCCGACGCCGGCGACATAGCGAGTGCCCAGAAACAAGGCCAGGGCCTGCGCCGCCTTGAGCACGACGCCCATGTTTTCGCCGAGGAATGCCGCGCTTTTCGTTGCCAGTTCCAGCGCGGCGATCGCTGCAGATGTCCCGCCCTGATCGGCCATTTCCTTGAACGTGTCGCCCGCCTGGCGCTGAAGGTCATTCAGCGCCTTCGTCAGGCCCGTGTTCACGGCCTTAGCCGCGCCATCGACCTGGGAAGACAGGTTCTGGAGGACGACCTGCTGCGCCTCGGCGAACCGGCCCGCCTTCATGTGGGCCTCTGCACGCTTCAGCTCGGCCTCGGTCAGCGCGAAGCCCCGCTTGCGAAGATTGGCAAAGCCCTCAATCGGATCGTCCAGCGCCCGCGCCACAGCGTCCAGATTGGACTTCAGGTCCCCGCCGAACACCGCCGCCATGTCGGTGGCGACCTCAATGGCCTCGGTGAACTCGCGCCGACCGATCGACGTGAAGGTCGCCAGCTGCGCCGCTGCGTTCTGAATTTCGGTGGCGCTTCGTCCTGTCTCTTCTTCCAGCTCTCGCGCCCAGGAAGCGATTTGCCCGTAAGACATTCCGGCCGCGTAACCGGTCGTCTTCAAAACGGCCTCTAGCCGCTTCGCAGCCTCTTCACCCTCGCGAAAATCTTGCACCAGTTTAGCGGCGCCGAAACTGACGCCGATTGTGGCCAGCGCCGAAGACGCCATCATCGCCGAACGGCGAATGCCCACAGCTGCGCCGTCCACGCTCCTCTGGATCGACGCCATTGCCCTGCGGGTTTCCGCCTGCGTCCCATGGAGAGAGCGGTTCATCTTCTTGATGGCGGCTTCGAACTGGGTGGCGTTGGCTTCAATGCGGACGAGGAGCCGACTGATCTCTTCGGACATGATCACCACCCATGAAAAAGGGCGGCTCCGAGGAGGCCGCCCTGTGTTGTGTTATTTGGTCGCGCGGCGACCTCAGAGCTTTAGGACAGAGAGTCGCGATAGGCGCCGATTGCTCGGTCGACGTCTCGCATCATCCGGTCGGAGGCGGCTTTGTCGCTGGCGACGCACGCGCCGAACCGGCCCTCGTAGCCTTCGTCTTCGCGAGTTCCGAGGCCCCGGACGCGCCCGTCGGCGACTAGGAACCTTTGCGCCCCGACATAGCCACCAACACGATTTCGGGCATTCACCCACCCGCAAACCATTTCCGGATCACCGAACTTCGCCGGTGAAAACACAACAGTTTCGAACTGGGCAGAAGCGCCATCGACAAGCTCTTCGCGAACTAGTTGTTTGGCAGCCTCCACCTTATTGGCCGTAGTCCCGGGCACCCACTGACACCCCGCAACGGCCAACGCCGCCGCCACAATAATCCGCCTCATCGCCACCCTCCAATAAAGCACGGGACGATAGAGCAGACGACGCTGCCGCGCTATTCAGCTCCGCGCCGCCTTCACGGCCGCCTCAAACTCGGCATCCGATGGCGGACCATCTTTACTCTCCGCGCCCTGCGCCTTCAGCCAGCCGTCATAGGCTCGCATCAGCCGCCAGATCGAGGTTTGCGCGACCGCTTCGGGCGAGAGGCCGATGGCGCCGCCGATGGCGTAGAAGTTTCCGAACCGGAGCTTTCGTCGGGGGAGCGGTTCGTCTCCCCCTCCGTCTCCCCCTTCGGTTTGTCCTCGTCAGGAGCGCCCACCAGAGCGGCGGCGATGATGGACAGGCACAGCGGCTTCAAGGCCAGGAAGTCGCCCGGCCCGGCGTATCGCTCGACCAGGCCCAGCGCCTTGAACTGATCGACGCCGCCGCCGATCAACGCCAGGCGAAGCGTCTGCCTCAGGTCCGCCAGCCGCCAGCGACCTTCAGAGATCCGTTGATAGATCTCCTCCGGCCCTGCGTCGGTCAGTTCCTGCAATTCCTCCAACTGGCCGATGGTCAGCCGGAAGTCATAAACGCTGTCGCCGAATGGGGCGCGGGCCTTGGCCGAGCGGCTCATTACGGAACGTCCGCGCCGATGGTCGGCTCGTCAGCCTGCACCATGTTCATCGAGCCGGTGGCGTAGCCCCGAGCCTCAGCCTCAACGCTGAACGATTGCAGGATGTAGGCGCCGGCGACGCGCCACACGCCAGCCTGACGAACACGCACGTTCACCGTCTGGCCGACGCGCTGCATCCAGGCCAGCATAGAAGAGGCGTGGACCTTAAAGTTGCCGCCGATGGTGCTGTCGGTGCTGTCGACACGGCGTACGATCTTGTCGGGTTGGGAAGGGTCGTCGCAGCGGGGAATGCTCTGCTCGGTCACCGACGCAGTGCGCTCAAAGGAGCGCGAGCCATTGATCATGCAGTCGTGCGCGAAGACCTCGGGGTCAGCGCCATTGCCGATTTGGACAAGGATCGACTCGCCCGAGACGACCTCAACGTATTCAGGTTCCGCCATAGCGGTTCTCCATGTGAAAGCGCCGCCCGGTCAGGGGCGGTTCAGGGTTGAGCGGTTGCTCGGGGATCAGGCGCGAGGCGCCAGCCGGTAGCGAAGATGGATGGCGACGCGGCTGGTCCGCCGGTCCGCCTCACGGGTCGAAAGCACCCGCTCCACTTCGTGAATGACGACGGTGAAGCCGGGCACCGCGATCTTGTCGTTCAGCAGCTTCACCAGGGCTGCCGCAATCCGCTTCACCTCGGGCCACCCCACGGCGCGCGACCAGCAGTCCAACTGAACCGAAATCGCCACCAGGTTGTGGCATTGGTCGCCGTCGTCGCCAGAGGTCATCGGGCCGAACGACACATATGGAAAGAGGTCGTCTGAAACCCGCCCGGTCTCGTCGGCGGGGACCTGGTCATAGATGCGCTTGCCGATCAGCCCGTCCATGACGGCCGATCCGCGCACCGTGGCGTTGATGGCGCCCTGAAGCTCAAGCTGCCCGTCGATCATTTCTTGCGAAGCTCCCGCGTCACGGCGCTGGCGATGCGGCGCTTGATCTTTGGGCCAAGGGTCCGGACGACCGGGTAGAAGTGCGGCACGGCCGGAACCTGCGTCCCGTCCGCCGCGACGTGGCCTAGCTCGACGCGCGGAGCTTTCGGGCGACCCTTGCTGTCCTTGGCGTCGCTGATGACGACGTAGGAGATGTCCCCCAGCCGCCCTTCCTCCTGGTAGATATGATCCACCAGCTTCTGGTCGCCGTCTTCGCCGTCGTCGCGCGGGGCGATGGCCTTCATGGCCCCAACCATCTCCTCCGCCCCCAGGAATGCCGTCTGTCCCGCCCGCTTCCGGACGTTCGCGGGCATCGCGTCGAAACGCGCCATCAGGCGGTTGAGGCCCTCGATGTCCTCGCTCACGTCGCGACCCCGCTCTCCAGCTGCATCAGCAGCCACGTCCGAGCGCCGTCCATGTCGCCGATGAAGCGGATGTTGAAGATGCGGCTTGGGTCGCGAGCGTCGACCACACGGTCGCCGGTCGTGATCTGACGCGTCCCGCTGTCGTTCCTGACCCAGCAGTCCCACGAGGCCTTACCTGTCAGGCGCCCGGCCTGAACGTCCTCGCCGCCCCGCGTCGGGGTCAGGCTGGCGGAGCGCTCGATACCCAGGTCAGCGAAGTCGCCTTCGGGGTTGCCGTAGCCGTCGTCGCCGTCGATCGGCCGCCGCTGAAACTTCACCCGATGGCGAAGGTCGCCCGCGCCCTTAGGCTTCGGCATTGGTCTTCTTCGCCTTCGGCAGCGACCCGCCCTTGCGGCCGTCGCCGTCGTGGTCCAGCGGGTCCGGAGCGATCTCGACGGCCTTGCCGGCCTTCACGGCAGCTTCGCCGCATTCCCGGCGGACGGTATAGGCGCCATCCTTCTCGGCCCCGCCAGTCGGCGAGAAAGCGATCAGCACGCGGGGCTCTTCGCTCGGCGTGTAATCGAAAGGTTCGGTGAAGCGAACGCGCATGGCGGGTCTCCTCAGGCTAAAGCGGGGTCGCGGTCGCGGTGGATGAGGGCGCGGACATTCGAAGTCAGCACCTCTTCGCCAGCGTCGCGATTTTCGTAGAGCGAGCCGGTCACCAGCAGGATTGCCGCCTTCACGCGCAGCGGCACCGTCTCTGCGGTCCAGTCGTGGTTCGGTTTCTTCAGATAGTCGACGATGATGTCGGTCGCCTCGCTGACGAGCTCTGCCACCAGAGTGTCGTCATCAGCGAAGTCGATACGCAGGCGCTTCTTGGCCTCTTCGGTCGTGACCAGCGCGGCCATCATATTTTCACCGTGCCCGGCTTCGGCTGAGGCCCGGCAAAGTCCTTGCCGTCACGTCCACGCTTGGCGGCCAGCGTCCACGCCTTGGCGCCGTCACCGGGCTTATCCGACGAGGATTCATTGCAATGCCAGAGCGACCCGGCCCAAGTGACCATGTCGCCCGGCTCATAGCTTTCCCCCTCGGCGAAAACGCCGCGGTACAGCGGCACCGGGAACTCCAGCTCGAACGTGTTCCTGCGCTCGCCGTGGTCGAAGCTCAGTTCGATGGTGCGCGGCCCCGTACGGCGGACCTCGATCTCTTCCCACGACTGGCCGTCAGCCCCGGCGACACCGTCCACGCCGTCCTTGCCGTCACGGCCTATCACAGGCCCCAGACGACGGACCTCGCCATTCGTGAGGGTGACGTTCAACTCGCCGTCACGGTCTATCATGGCGCCCGCCAAACCCACGCCGTCGGCTCCGTCGCGGCCGTCGGCGCCCCTTTCGCCGGGCGACCCGTCTTTGCCGTCCGTACCGTCGCGACCGTCTTTGCCGGGCGCCGGTGGATTGGCGGTCAGGTAGCGTTCGACTGCAGCGGCGATCTGCTCTTCCGAGACCGGCTCAGCATCGCGACCGTCCACCCCGTCCTTTCCGTCACGGCCGGGTTGACCGGGCTCGCCGCGGAGAAGTTGGCGCTGTTCCAGCTCTGCGAGGCGCGCGATGAGAGGCGCGGTCGCATCAGCGACGTGGGCCTTCACTATCGGCGCTAGCGCGGCGGCAATGGCCCTGGTGTCAAGCATGCAAGGCCTCCCGGAAGTCCTTCTCCAGGAGGGCCACAATGGCGCGCGCCTGGTCTTCGTCGTCTACAGCCGCCGGCTCCGAGGTTTGAGCGCCAAAGGGGTCAGCTTGAGCGTCTCGCCGGGCCAGTGCGGCAAGCGAATAGTTCTGCTGCTGGAGATAAACGGCATCGCCGCCCTCGACTGGCTTCAGGCCTAGCTTCTTCCGGCCTTCGTCGGGCTTCATCAGCCCGCCTGTCGTCGCCTTGGTCAGAGCTTCAATCTGCGTCGCCGTGTCCATGCGCAGAAGGTCGTCGATGTCGAACTCGGTCCCATAAGGACCCTTCAGTTCAAGCCCCTCGTCCAAGCAAAGCTCCACGCTATCGATGTGGATCTGCAGGCAGTCCGAATAGTACTGCTGGTTCAGGGCTTCGACGTTGTTGTAGGCCGGTGCAGGACCGACGCCTGCCTTGTAGGCGGGGACGCCGAAGACCGAACACACCGTTTCGGCCGACCACTTCAGTTGCTCGACGAGTTGCGAGTCCACCATCTTGGCGGTCATCGGCTCGTACTTCAGGCCATCGCCAAGGACGGCGACCTTGCCCCGGTTCTTTCCGGTGTAGTTGGTGTCCCAGTGCTCCTTGAGGCGCTTCGCCGTTTCATCGCCAATGGCGCCGGGAGCGGTCAGCACGCCGCCGGGCTGAGCACCGTTCTGGAAGAAGCCGGCAGACATGTTCTGGATGGCCTGCCCCTGCGTAGCGGCGAGGCCATTGGCGAAGATTGGAGAGAGCCCGACCAGCGGGTGAAACAGCGTGTTCCAGCGGTCGTGGATGATCTCCTTCGCGGGCACCACTACCGCGCTCTCGGGGAGCCCAGCGAGAGCGTCTTGCCGGAGCTCGTAGTAGACTGAGCCGTCGTCTGCGACGAGCGGCTTAACGCGGTCGGGGTCCAGGACGTAAAGGCGCACGACGACGCCACGGTTATCGCGCTCCTTCAGCACGTACGTATTGCCGCGCGTGAGCTTGGACTCCATCCAGTTGGTGAAGAACTGGATGCGGTTCTGGAAACGGTTGGGCTTGCGCAGCACCGGCGAATAGGAGGGGCTGGTCGTCTCGGACCAAATGCCGTCGTCATCCATCTGGACCAGGCGGATGCGCATTTTCGCCACGTCCGAGGCGATCAGCGACACGCAGCGGAAAACGGCCGAGTGCGACAGAACCGAGTCGAGCTTCACCTCGACGTTCTGCTGCCAGGCGCCCGGATAGGACTCGCGCACGATCGGCCACCAGCCGCCGCGCTGATCCACCGGCGCTAGCGACTTCTCGCGGCCGAACGTCAGCCCGAAGAGGCGCAACGGTCAGGCCTCGGCGATCTTGGCGCGCAGGGCGTCAACATCCCAGCCGTGATAGGCCTTCTTGCCCACTTTCGCCTCGTACTCTTTGCGCAGCGCGGGAAGATCGTCTTCCGCCGTATCCTTGGCCGGATCGGTCGACACCAGGTCGGAACGTCCATAGCCGAGCTTGCCGAGCACGCGCGCAAAGCGCGGGTCGTGGGCCTTCAAGGCCCGCGTCATGTAACCGCTACGCTTCATCGTTGCCTCCGAAAACAGGCGAGAGGGCGCGCCGCCCAAGGTGAACGGCGCGCCCAAGGTACGAGTTACTCGCCGGGCTCAGCCGGCACTCCCCAGGTGGCGCCGGTGAGGATGGCGACCGCCGAGGGGCGACGGCGCGCCCAGTTGATGTAGCGCTCGACGCGGAACGCCACGCTGTTCGTCTGGAACATCGACACCAGCGACGTGGCCCCGGTCGGAGTGTCCGAGTTGTGCGCCGGGTTGTCCGCCATCTCCAGCGAGGCTTCGCGGGACATGTCGACCTGCACGCCGCCTTCGTCGGCCAGATAGATGTCGCTGGCGTTGGCCAGCACCACCACACCCGCACCGATGTAGTCCGACACGATCACCGGCATGCCGTTGAAGGTGCCGCCCGTCATCGAGATGCCGGGGAATTCCGGCTGCCCGAGCGGGTTGACCATCATCGACAGACCCAATGCCGTCAGGGTGCCCATGATCCACACGCCGGCCGTGGGGGCGTTCTGAGCGGCGATGAACGTCGCCATCAGAGCGCGCACGTCGGCGCGGATCGCGTCGGCGTCACCGCCCACCGAGACCACGGCAGTCAGACCGTTGGTGATCGAAGCGGGCGAAACGCCAGCCACGGCAGCCTTAGCCGGGTTCACGAAGTCAGTGTCCAGGCGGGCTGCAATGGCGTCCGCCAGGTTGTCGCGGATCAGGCCTTCGGCGGCCGGAGTGGAGCGGCGCAGCAGTTCCTCGGTCACGACGGCGATGTTCGCCACCTTGAAGATGTCGAGGATGTTGCGCTCGTAGCCGAGGCTCGTCAGGGGCTTGGCCTTGCCCTCGCCCACCCAATAGCCCTGGCCACCAGAGGTCTGACCCACCAGAGGCACATTGAAGGGCACGTTACGCAGGGACGGCACGCCATTCTGGCCGAAACGACCAAGGATGGTGCGAGGGCGGAGGAACTCAACGAAATCGGCGATGACGTTCGTGCCTTCGCCGACCAGGGCGCCGGCCCAGTTGCCCTCAGCCGTGGTGCCGGCGGGAACCGCAGCCTTCGTGACCAGGCCGTAAATGTCCGAATCCTCGCCGTACAGTTCCTTGGCGACGGTGCGGACGCTCTCGCCGTCCAGTTTCGCCAGGGCCTTGACCTTGGCCAGACGGGCGAAGCCGATGCCTTTTTCCAGCTTCGGCTGGGCCTTGACCTGGACCGTCGAGCCTCGGACTTCGGAGCCGGTCTTGGTGTCCTTCACACCGTCGACCGTCGTGGCGGTCGCGACCAGGTTAGCTTCCTGAGACTTCAGGCGCGCAATGTGGGCGTCGATGGCTTTCACCTCGGCGTCCAGATTGTCGTGCTCCTCCGCCTGAGCGGCGTCCAGGGTTTCGTCGCCGGCCTCATCCATGATGGCGGCCATACGCGCCGACTTCTCGGTGCGGGCGTTCTGGAACGCGGAAATGCGTTCTGCGATGGTCTTGCTCATTTGGGCCTCCTTGGGCTTCGAGCTGAGAGCGACGACCGGGATGGCCGTCGCGGACTTGCCCGAAGCGCCGGGCGAGGTACCGACATCAGCGCTTTTGCGGCCTGTCGCGGCCTGGGCGTCTGCGTCGAGTTGGTTCAGAGCAGCGACCGCTTGGTCGTCCATGCTCTTGATGCTGGTGATGAGGGCCTCGTCGTTCGCGGGCACAGGAACCAAACTGAGCTCAAGAATTTCCGTCTTGAGGAACCGAAGGCCGGTTTCAATACGTTCCACCGCGTCCGCCAGTGGCCGGAAACCGATTGAGACGGCCTTGATCGCCCCATACTTGACGCTGTGCCACGCCTCATCGACGCGATCCTTGAACACGCCAGGCTCGGTCACTTTTGGCAGCGTTGCCGTGAACGGCACGCCTGCCTTCGTCGGCTTGCCAAACTTTACCGACCCCACAGGTTTCGTGCTGTCGTGGAACAGCAGAAGAGGCACGTTGTCGTTGAAGCTGACGCCTAACGGGTCAATCACGTCGCCCTGACGATCCACCTTAGGGGAGGTCGCCAAGCCAGCAATCTGGCGTTGCTCTTCGTCCACCGACCGAACTGTCAGCAGCGAAAAAGCCCTGTTCATGGATAGGCCCGGTCCTGCATGGCTCGGCCTCCTTAGACAAAGATCATTTGATAGGACGGGGTAGGTTCACCGGACGGTGCGGTGGCGACGCCAGCGGCCATGACCAGACTGACCATGCCGTCGATGCGGCCGGTCGATTTCGACTTGTCCAGCTTCCGGTTGCCGGCCGCGTCCTGAACGATGATCGCGTTAGCCGCGCACATGGTCAGAACCGGGTGGCCGCCGTGGCGGAAGCGGTGATGCAGAAACTCGATCTCGGCGCGGTCGATAGCCGGCGCCATGCTCACGAAGCCTTGGCCGAACTCTTCGAACGGCAACTTGACATCCAGCCGATCCAGTTCGGCCTGAAGCGACTTCATCCGGTGGCGGTCGAACGCGATCTTGCGAACGTCCATTCCCTCAGTGATCCGGGCGATGTCGCGGGCGACAAAGCCGTATTCCACCGCCGGCCCCGGCGTGGCGAGCATGTGCCCGTCGCGGACCCAGGCGTCATACGGCGCGCGGTCACGCCGCGATCGATCCGCCAGTGTCGCTTCCGGCGTCCAGAACGTCGGCAGGATGTGCCAGACGCCGCCCTCCTGGGCGAGCAGCACAAGCGCCGTCAGGTCAGTCGTCAGCGACAGGTCTAGCCCGCCGTAGACCGGGTTGCGCCGGAAGACCTCAAGGTCCACCGGCCCGTTGCAGGCTTTCCAGATCGAGGGGCTGACGAACGGCGTATGCCGCGTGACCCTCTGGTTCAGGTAGAGGTTGCGAAAGCTGTTCTCGACCGACGGCATCCGCGCCGCCTCAGCCGCCTTGTTCGTGATCTCGACCAGGGACCTGAACGACCCGAGGGCGGGGTTCGCCGCCTTCCAGGCCTCCGGGTCCTGAAGCTCCGCATCCTCCGGGGCAGCATAGACATGGCAGACGATGGTCGGATCTGTCCGTCGTCGAAACATTTGGCGCAGGTTTGGCGTGGCGTTAACGGAGAGCGGGCCTCGTCAGGGGTTGGCTTTTAGGCGGCGAGCTTGCGGTGCTGCAAGC